CCATGTCCTGACTACTACTTTGCGTTTGGCGTTCGGGTAAGTCTACTGTCCTTGAGCCGTATTCTTTCGACGGGTCTTCTCTCTTGCTGGTGCCCCCAAAAAGCCTAGTAAGTCCTGCTGCTACGGCAGCTCTAACGCCAGGCGGTTTCGCTTCGGTCGAACCATTACTCATTATTCACCTCACTTAGCAAAGATGCTTCTTGCCAATAATGTATACTTGAAATCCGCCCTGACCGATAATGACTTCTGAATTATCCATTCCATTAAGTCCTGTTACCGATCCTTGCTGGATTCCCCATCGAATATCTAAGAACTGTTCATAGCCGTCTTGAGCCAGCGCCGTGTTCGCCCCACCAGGCGTGTTAGCCATAGGTGACCTAGCTAAATCAGTAGAGTTAGTCTGGCCAACAAAGATAGGTTTACCCGTGTTATCAAGCGCTGCATTAACACTACTGTTGTAACCAACACCGGTAGTACCAGCGGGGTAAACTAGTGGAACACTCAGTAAATCACCTTGGCAGTAGGACTTGCCGTTCGTCGGATCACGGTACTCTAGTCGGCTAATTCTGTATTTGTCGATCGTGGATCTGGTCCATGAGGCTAATGCCACGTTGCGGCTGCTAGTCAGGTCACTGCGAATGCCTGTGCCGATACCAACACCAACTGTGTGAGTAAGCGTTGCCGAAGCTGCTGATGACCACTGATTTACAGTGCTGTAATCAATCGCTTCGTCCGCAGGGACTGACGTAAGCTTTCCGCTGTAGTTACAAAATGCAATTACATGGTGGACAGTAAACGGAAACCGGATCGGAATAATCCGTCTATCCATGGTCATTTGATTATACGGTGATGCGCCAACAAATGGCAACTTCTCAAGAAGTACTGCATCTGCATCGGCCGCCGCTTGGTTGCCTTTGCAATACCAGCCATTGCCCCACATCGGAACTGAGATGACTTCGTAGGCTGCGTCTGTCTTAATGTTGCTCGGACCCCAGCGTCTTGATCGGTCAGTTAAACCACCAAGTAAACCACGCAAGAACTTGACATCAGTCTTGGCTAGAGCCCCAGACACACCATCATCGCCGCCACCTGTATCTGCTCTAATGACTGCGTTTGCTGCTGGCGTAGCAATCGTTTCGGGCACTGTATACCGAGCGTTGTACTGTGCTGCTGCCGGCAACTCTGGTGACTCAGGTATGTTCTGTATCGCCGCAGAACCCGAGTCACGCTCAAGCAGTTTTGTTCGGAACTTCATTGTTATCAACAGACTATCAATGCGCAGTTCAGTAGCTGACTCAGCAAAACTCCCGCAGTCTACCGAGATGAGATATGCAGAATATGGATCGAATACAGTATCCAAGTCAGCACTAACGCCGGGGTTAAATCTGTTAAACTCGCTGTTCCAAAGAATGTTAGGATAATCCAAAGATAGAACAACGTTGGTCATTTCCGGCGAAACAGCAGGTAAACTACCGACTGTTATAGGTAAACCAATAGCAGAGGCAGTAAACACATCCATTGGCTTGCGTTGAATCGTAATGTTAAACGCCGCTTTATCAGCCTCCGTTTTGCTAAGCGACCCATCAGCGCGCACGGTAACAAAAGGCGTGGCCTGTGTATCCATAGACAAGCCTATACTTTCTAGAATGTACACAGGTGTTGTTGGTGAAACCACAGCAGTAGCGCTAAACGACTCTTGCGGGGGCGGTAACGTAAAACCTGCACAGGTCTTCATGTATTTAACACCGTCAACCGATTGGAAAAAGGTCTTTGGCGTAATGTTGCCTAAAGATACATTTACCCTAAACGTGCCCGCATCGTTTTCTAGTTCGCTTGCGTCAAAACCTGTTGACGTAATTCGAGTTAAAGCGCTCTGCACCTGTGTGTGAATATGAGAAGTAAGAAGCTTGACGCCACGACTAAGTCTTTTGAATCCGATCTTAGACATTCGATAATGGCTCCAGCAAAGTTGCCGTCAACGACGGAATAAAAGTTGCCCACGGGGTAGCACCCCATTGCGAGCGACCTGTCGTTGCTGCGTCGTAAGTTGGTATAGCCAAAGCAATCCGCACCCTAGCTAGTTTGGGCAAAGGCAGGTTCAAGTTATCCAGCGTTAGCGCCCACCCGCTGTCAGCTCCGCCTGGATTGTTTGGGGTCATTTCATTGGTAGGGGAGGCTACACCGATTGGCGTAATTAACCACGCTCTCATGTCCATTCCGTACTTATGGATCAGCACATCAGTTTGACTCCGGTCTTCTTTAACAAAAGGTGCATCCACCGCTGCAAACAACTGCACATCGGAAACCGGCGGCGGAGTATACGGACTGCTTGAACCTCCTGGTAATTGATAGTCAGGAGTAGCGCTACTGGTTGTCATTGCCATGAAACAGTCCAGCGAATGCAAGATCCCGGGGTTGTTCAGTATAAATGACGTTTCCCAGAACAACACTTTGTCTACATCTGAGATAGCATGACTGAGGATCTTGTAACCTTTCCACCGCTCTACGTTGGTCGTAAGACCCGTAACAAACCCACCACCGCTTAAGGCTGGCACCTGTTGGTTATATGGAGCTTGCTGGAACGGGGAGAACCCAACCGTAATTTGATTCTGAACAAACCTTCGTTTGACATAGTACCCCGGAACCTGATCGCAAATCTCTTCAAGTTCCTGCATCGCTTGTTCAATGCGGTTGCCGTCAATCGTTGTACCGTCAGAGAACTGCTCTTTAGTAATTGTTCTAAGGCTCACGGTATAACTCCTAGAATATTACCAGCGGCAATGTTGACAAATGGCGTGGCCGCAATATCGGTTAGATTGATACAACCTACAATAGACCCACGGTTAGTATTTCCTGCGTCCTCATTCCGCACTAACGACCCGGTGTTAGCCTGTGTGCCGTAGAACACACAACTAACAACTGACGCATACGACCCTGTTTCCATTAAGACGTAAGTATCAGTTGCTGCTGAGTGCAGGTTGTCGGTCTTTACAATGTGGCAATTTTTTAGGGCGACCCTGCCCCCATCCCTGACAACTACAGCCGGTGTGTTCCCTTCGCAAATAAGAGTCATGTTTGAGAGCACCGCTGTACCTGTTACCACGATCTGTTTCTTTATAACCGTGCCCGGCATCCCATTAACAGTGGTGCGTGTGCCTTTTGCCTCAAAGCCACCATGACCCCCTGACATTACCAAGCCACCGAAATCCTGTACCGACGACTGCTGCAGCACCTGACCAGGCATAACAATCTTAGTAGCTAAGGCATTGATAATATCAGTCTTTTGATTCAGCGTAGCATTCTTATCGATCTCAACCAGATCCGCATCTGCATCCACTTGTGTCGCTACAACAGTGCTCATCGACCTGTCCTTCGGCGAGTGCCGCCTTTGCGCAACACTGCTTTAGCGCTTGCTAACTCTACTTTCTCGGCTCGGTCTCGCATGAAACCAAACATCATGTATGAAATATAAGCACCCTTAACACTGTCTGAAGTAGCAATGGTGTCATGCTCTTCGTCGTCAATAAGGTACTCACCATACTTTGGCGAGTCGTTAAACTTGCGGTACTGCATGGTTGATGTTGCGCTATCTTTGTATCTGGTGCGCAACGTAAACTTATCCGCCACCTTAACAATACCACTTGAGAAATCAATAACTTGGCTGGTCCAGCCTTTCCAGTCCGACCCCAGTAGAGTGTTGTATACACCCCAAAGCCAGTTTGGCGACAATGGCGATGCGCCAGTCCCGTGCGAAATCATGCGAGCAAAGATACCTCTTGCTTTCACGTGGTCAGCGCTTTCGATCCCGACTTGTTGCGACTTGTACGCCCAGTCTACCGGCTGAGCTACGTCGTTGTTCGTGTGCAATGGGCCGTAATGTTGATTCCAAACATAAACAGATAATGACGTTGTCGTCGGCCCCGCCTTGGTGATCTGCGCCTTTGCTCCGGTTACAGTAAAGTCAAAACCATAATCCAACAACGTAGTGGCCGAGCTTGCAGGTGCCATAGGAATATACAGTAGTAAATTGCGCTGCGCTTGAGCGAAATTTAATGCTGAAGCTGACGCTACTGTGATCGTAATAGTCCCAGCACCAGCATTAACAGTGTACGTGAGCACACCACCAACCGACAAAAAGAACCGCTCTGGAGGCAACACGGCGCTTGCTGCTGCCGTCCAACGCGTGCTGTCGTAACCAAACACAAACTCAACGCCCGTAGGCTGAGCAACTGAAGATGTAAGATCAGGCGCTATCTCAAGCGGTATGTAATACACGTTAGATACAGCATCGTAGATTGGCTTAGCAAAATAAGCACGGGCGTCATCCGCCCCGCTAGCTGCTAATCGTTTCTTATACTCTCCGTACACAACCCTTTGATCTTCATTGAGAACCGATCGGTCGATAGCCCCGCCTCGGCCAAGTTGCATTAGATAGTAACTTGAAGAGTAAACTGTTTCAGACCGAGTGGTTGCGCTGGTAAGCGTCCCTGTCTCAACTGATCCTACTAAATACACTTCCCTTGTACCGGTAAGAACGTAGGGATTAGTAATGTTCTGCTGGACTCCGACCACCGCAGCCCCGCCGTGCTCTTTGACGGTAGACTCTACAGGCCACAATGACCAACCACCTTGATTGTAACACCATAAAGCGTTGGACCCAGGGTACGACACAAACAGTGCTTCGTTTTCTTGACTGTACGCAATGCTTACATCGTCGCTGTCTGATTGGCGATACAGCGTGCGGGGTTGTGCGTTTGCCGCTGGATCGGAAACCCCCGCTGCTGTGAGGTAGTTATTTAGAGGGCAGGTTATACCACCTTTAAAGAAGTCATTGATAGGTAGCGACAGTTCTTCAATCTTCAAGCCGTTGCTAGTTGCATAGATGCCGTTGGTATCTGCCCAGAACACCGTCGAACCTACTGTTACTAGCGAGCGAGGCGACATACAGCCAACGGTACGGCTAACCACCGTAAACCGGCCAGGGTTAACTAAACCGCCTTGGCTTGGTTGAAACAATAACGTTTCTGTTTCGGTGAGCACCATGAGGTTGATTCCTACTTCGGCGATGGCGACCACAGGGTTCTTGCTTGGTACATTGACTTGATTGCCGTCAATAAACGCATTTGGCAGGTTTGGATCACTAAAGAATATTTGATTCTCAGACGCCGCAACAAACCGATCGCCTAGCGTTGTGACCGCAACGGGTGCAGGAAAGTTTTGCTCATCGAAATAAACAAAAGCATCAATAGCGGTACCGTCCGTTGGGACAACTCGTGTCACCAGACAATCTTCGCTGTACCCTTTAACCCAAGCAATCTTCTGGGTTGAATCAACTGTACGGTCTCTAGACTCCCTAAAATCAGAAGGCAGGTAACACAGTAACCCAGTTAGACGGTTCCCAAAAAACAACTCGTTCTGATACATGGTAAAATAAAATGGCTCATCAACACCATACAAGAACGATTGGTTGTCGTAGGTCTCGTTTGTTTCGTAGTTGCCGTACCAGTTGTACATACGAGGGTTGTTAAACTCGCCAAACCCAGCCGTTTTATTTTGCGACGTATGGCGGAACAGCACCTGCTCGTAATGGTTGCCTGAACTGGTATCAAAGATTGTTACCGAGTAATATGACCCCCACTTACTGGATGAGTTGAACGAGTCTTGACCACTTCGAGCGCTTACTAAGAACACCGATACAATCTGCTCAGTGCCCCAGTCCGTACGCACAAGGTGCGACCCAAGGTGCTTAGACATTCCCCATTCGGTGGCGATACCTGCACGCAATGTTGTATCAAGCTGTGCCATCTGGCCAAAGCCTGGACGCGTCTGCCAGTTCGGCGAGCCTTTTGGTCGCCACATGTTCTGCACCCAGACACCACGTTCCGCCGGACGACCCTCGGTTCCGCCAGCAATCAGTTCAACATCAGTACCCGGTGTTGCCATGATCAGCCCATGTAAAATTCAACTTGAGGTGAAATGTAGTGAGACCCTGCTTGGTTTCTGCCTTGTGTGAGGTAGTTGACCAAGTCGAGGCGTTTCACTGCTAGTTGGTTTTGCAATACGGGGTTCGCTGCGCCATCTCGTATTTGGTAATACTGCGCTGCTAACAATGCGATTAATGGATGCTGGTCTTGTAGATCGTCGATGTACTCATTGTCACCGACCCCATGCTTGGTCCAGTCCACTGTGCTTGCTGGCACATACTCGATCCGAAAGAAGTCCGTGCGGTCTGTGGCAAACACAATGTTACGCCCTGACAGGCAGTACTCGCCCTGCTCACGGTTGAGTTGCTCTTGGCTAGGACACGCTTCAAGGTAGTACTGGATCTCATTGTTGGCTATGGTGTCTATTTGACCGAG